GGAACCAAAGAACGTGCCATAGTATGCGAAGACGATGCCATAGAACGCATCATGAAGCTGATTGGCGTCAATGCCTACGAAGCCGACATGTACCGCAGAGCTTTTGCCAAAAGGAACGAAGAAAAAGTCATGGAGTTCATGTCCCGCCTGGGAGATCATCCGCTCAAGGATGATATCTATCGAGAGATGTTGAATCTGTCAGGCTTTGGTCTGTGCCGTGCTCATGCCGTGAATCTGGGAAGATTGATCTGGGCCTTGGCCTATCAAAAAGCACACAATCCGCGTGAGTTTTGGCGTGCAGCCCTAAAACACTGTCAGGGCAGCTATGCCAAGTGGGTCTACAGAAACGAAGCCAAACGTGCAGGCTGGGACCTACGTGACTTGGGCTTTGACAACTGGATCACAGAAGATCCTGTGGAAAGTTTTCTTCACCACGGCGCCTGGAACTCACCAGGATTTCTACCCAACATGGGTGTGAGAAATCTCTATCTAGACAACTTTGAATTTGCTGGCATAGTGGCCAACAGCAGAGTGTTCAAACGCGACAAGAAAAAGTACATTCATTTCATTACCCTGGGAGTGGGCGAGGGTGAGTACCTGGACCTCATTGTGGACAATCCAGTTAAATACAACTCTGGATCAGTGATCATGGGCAATGGCAAGATGTCCAGTCGCGATGGTAGTCAATTTTTGCAGTGCTCCAGATCCAATATCAAGAGCTTGCCCATCAATGATTATTTAGAAATTTGATCCGCAGTAGTCATCGCACACCACCAACCGACCCTGATCATAGTTTGCAATCTGCCATGATGTCTTGACTGCTGCAAACCATTCAATGCATTCCTGCAAAGAATATTCCAGAGCATTGTTTTTGGTCATCAAGGCTGCTACTTGTTTGTTCACAGCTTGGTAATACTGCCCACGACCATAGGTACGAGGATACATGCCTGTCCAACAGCAGGGACTGACATCACCATTGGCAGCCATATAAATGCTGCGATTTCTCTGTGCATCGCATCTCACTCTGCGTCGGGGTTGACGATTTTTCACAATGTCTTGCAGCAATACGTCATCGGTCTGCTTTTTATGAAACAACACTGGAAAACTGGTCTCGCCCTGATAATCCCCCAACACATGCGACAGATTTCCGTTGCCGTCAAACACCGGTGCAGTATCTCGTCCGTGATCTACTAACTCAAATTTTTTAAAACCCAGTTCGACACTGAGTTTTTTGCACTGTTTGATTTGATCAACATTGTGCTTGAACTTGATCATTTGCCACACTGCTGTTCCGCCTGCTGCAATAAAAATTCCAGCATTGCGAATTACTGTGGACCAAACTGTGTTCTGACGATAGAGATGGTGCGTGTCTGCTAGGCCATCCAATGCAAACACTACCGTGGCACCAGCCTTGGCCAACCTCTGCCAAAACTCTTTGTCACGAGCGCCGCCATTGGTGTTTACTGTGATTTTGATTTTGCTATTGCAGTTGCGAAAATACTCAACGATGTCGGCCCCGTCGGGGTTCATCACAATGTCGCCAAAGTTTCCGTTGATTCTAACAGTTTTGATTTGTTTCAAGAACTGCGCACTGAAGATCTGTTTGGCCTGATCCAGTGCTAGATATAGTTCAGGATAGCCGCCGTTGTAAGGGTATCCCCAAAACGTGCGCGGACACCAAGGACATGCAGCGTTGCACAGTGTGGCCGCTTCAAGATGTATGTCGCGTATTTTATCATACGCAATCATGTCTGCTTGATACGATTCAGCAGAGTTTTCAGCTTGGCAGATTGCACGTCAGCTGAGATTTTTCCTGGCTCGTCAGCCACAGTGGCGTTGGGTTCGTCTGAAGTAATCTGGCTTTTTGCCTTGATACTTTCATAGATGCTGGGTGCTCGCTTTTTGAATTCTTGATACTGTTCATCTTCAGCGAGGTCAGTAATGCGCATGGTTTCAATGTTGTACTCCAGGTCAATTTTTTGTCCCACGCCGGTTGACGAGCGACTCTTCATACACTGTATTTGATACTTGCCACGCTCACGCATGGCTCGCGAAGTAAAGATACCAAACACGTTGTCTGCTGTGTTGATTTTACTGATACCACCTGAAATATGACTGTGGTCAAATTCAATTTCTTCTACTGCACTACGATTCAACTGCGATGCTGTGATCATCAACAGTGACAGTTCCTTGGCCAAGTTACGTAGTTCTTCACTCACATACTTGTCTTTCACAAACAAGTCATTGGGACTGACCTTGGCGCTCACGGGCATCAAGAGATCCAAGTAGTCTACCATGATAAAGTCAACTCGGCGTCCGGTCTTGATCTGATACTCTTTCAAGTATGCACGAATGTCATTGATGTTGCTCTGTGCTGGCAATACGGCCTTTTTGCCCACCATCTTGACCTTGAGTGCTGCTGTTTCTTTGTCTTTGCGTATTTCCTTGGTGCTCATATTTGTGAGCATGGCCGATGTACGCAGCCCTGTGAGTTCTTCACTGAGTTCCAGCGTGACATACACACCATGCAAGCCCTGTTGCACCCAGTTCAAGGCAATGTTCATCATGACCAAGCTCTTGCCTGACCCTGAGCCGCCTGCAAAGATGTTGAGTTCGCCTCTACTGAAGCCACCGTACATGATTTTGTCCAGCTGTGGCCAACCTGTGCTGACTTGACCTCCTGCATCAAAATACTTGCTAAACATGCCTTCAGGATCAGCCCAGAAGTCTGTGCCTAGATCCTTGGTGAGACTGATCTGTACAGCATCTTTGATCAGTTTCTCCACAGGTTCAAACTCACCTTTCTCCAATAAGTCTGCACTCTTGAGAATGGCACGTTCTAGCTCTTGACGACGAGTAAAAGACTCAAACTCAGTCATGAACCATTCAAAGTGTCCTTCATTGAGATCCGGCACTGCCTCAAGTCGCACGCCTGTGGTGGCCTGTATCTGTGTGCGGTCTGGCATGGTCTTGAAGCGGTCGCTATGTTCTCGAATGAACTCAGCTGCTGGCCTCAAACTCTTGTCAAAGTTCTGTGGATTGAAGATATTCTGCACTCGCACATAGCTGGCAGCATCTTCCAACATCATTTCCAAGAACAATCTTTGAACGTCAATTCCGTAGTCTTTGAGCATAGTGATAATTATAACATTTTGTGTTGCACTGTTGTTGATTCTTGGATAAGTTGAGCAATGTCTGGCATGTAATCTTCAATGTTGATTTGTTTTATGTTGTCCTGTGTTTGGATTTCTTGGACAAATCGAGGCCACAAAGCATGTTCGGGAGTTACCTCACAGTTGAACCAAGGCGGGTCACTCACATAGGTTTCAAAATGTTTTAGTTGCATTTTCTGCAACCAAGCCACAATTTCCTCACGCAAATGATAATTCAAATTGCTGATGGTTACATTGACCACAACTTCACTGAAAATTTCTTGATACACCGCCAGATTTTTTTCCATGGCCGACCAACTCAATGGATATCTCAAATACTCGTACACAGACCCAATGCCATCAATACTGACACAACAACTGATGTCAGTGAACTGTTTGAATAGTTCACGTTGATGTTTGTTAGGTGTCACACTGCCATTGGTTACAAAACTGACCCTGCAGTCGGTGTTGCCAGCCTGTAACAGTTTTTGCAACACATCAAAACTTTTGTCCAGCAACAAAGGTTCGCCACCCAAAAGATTGAATCGTTTGGCTGCGGTCCAATCCACTGTGCTGCAGAAGTTTTGCCAACGATCGTCAACTGCGGTATTTTCCGATCTAATGCTCACAGTGCGTTTTTGCAGTGACCTCCACAATGAACTAGATTCAGGCCCGCAAGTGACACAAGCACCGTTGCAAGTGCTGCCAAGAAACAGTTGATACATGTTGATGTGTGATTGGCCTTGTGCAACATCATGGGCCAAGAATTCTAGATCCCTGTTCATTTTGAAATCAAGGAATCTATTTTCCATCTGTCTGCGACTTTCAATGCCTTGGCTTTCAGACTGCCAGCATCTTTGGCATTGGCTGGGTCGTTGTCCTGACAAAAATTGCTGTTGTAACTGATGTCTTGAGATATCCTCATCAATCCAACAGCACACAGTTTCTACACCTGAGCGCAGATCAAGTTCTTGACTGTACCAAGGAATCACACAAAAGTTTTGCATCAAGATTCACACCACAGTCTGTTCATTGTTGTTCTAGCTTTTTTTTCAATCGTTTTAGCTTCAATGCAATCTTGACTTTGCTGGTTTCACGTGCTTGCATGATAGTCAGCAGCGTGACCAGTTTTCCCAGCTTGATCACAGCATCGTTGACATCTTTCACTCCCGCTGGCCAGTCAGGCATGCTCACAGACCAACCCAGCTCCACTGCACGTTCTATCAAGGCCAGTCCAGCGCGATCTTGATCAGGCACCACCACGATGTCACGATCTAAACTGCGTATCAATCTAGCTTGTGCATCTGAAATATCAGCATGCATCACAGCCACTCCAGATATTGACAGTGCATCAAATATGCCTTCAACCACAATCACCTGTTGCCAGTTGTCGTGCTGCAGGTCCATGCCAAACACATAGCCAGGTTGGGTGTCTGATATGTAACGTGGTTGTTTGTTGTCTAAAAATCTACAGGTATAACCCACCACGCGATGATCATAGGTAAATGGAATCACCACGTGAGGTCTGGTCCAATGCACACCATCATTCTGTATCTGAACCTGATATGGATAGTCCATGGGCACACAACGGTTTTGCAGATATTGCCAATGGATGTCATGTTCGGCGGTGAGAGCTTCGGCAAAGGGTGGCAAGTCGCGTTCTTCGAATTCAATGCCTGCAATAGAATCTTGCAGTTGACGACGTTGATCCAACACACCGTGTATGCTTCGATGTCGCAGACTTTCAAGATTCAACTGCTCAACTTCTTGTTCAGGCACGCCCAGCCAAGTCAACAGTCGACGTGCCTTGTAACTGAGAGTGCGTCCAATGATGAAACTGGCTTTGAATCCGCAATTGAAACAGTGATAACTCCAGCCCTGATCGGTGGCTTTGAAACCACCGCGACCGCGTCGATCTGCGTCGTGTCCTTGATGTTGACAACACACTGCATTGAAACTGACCCAGCCCGACGGAGTTTGGCGTCGTCGTCCAGGAATATAGTTGCGCACATCTAGCATCTAGCTATTATAGCATAATGCACAACAGTCAACAATGATTATCGGTATTGTAAATTTTGAACTTTGCCATTGGTGATCAGCACTGTGGCACTGATGCTGCTACCAAACTGAATTGGCAGATATCCGCTGCCGCCTTCAACAACAGCAATGCTGCTCACGCTGCCGTTGCCGCCAATGGTGGCCACAGCTCTGGCCCCGGCACCGTTGCCCAAAATTTCCACATAAGGAGCAGCTTGGTAATAATAACCAGGATTGGTCACTGTGATGCTGGTCACAACTCCATCAACCACTGTGGCCGAAGCCTGTGCTCCGTAACCAATGCTGTTGTTTAGAGCCACTCGCAGCAGTGGATAGTATCCCACTGCATTGAAAAAGATGGTGCTGGTTTCATTGAGATATTCGCGGCTTTCTGTAACATCATACCAAACACTTTCATAGTTGGCTGCAGCCTGTAGTTTCACAGTTCCAGTGTAGCCAACCAAATCCATTTTTACAGTGGTAAAGCTGCTGCCATTGGTGGGAATAAAGCTGCTGTAGAATTCGGTCTGCTGAATGGCGTTTTGTGGTTGTGGGGTCAGTGCCCAGTCTGGCCAACTGGTGGGATTGTCACCTACCCATTGATTTTTGCCATACACATCGGGCACTGTGAGCTCTGCGCTGGGAATAAACTGCGGCAACACACTGTCTACAACATCAGCGTAGCCCCTGGCACCAGCATTGTCGTCCACAAACACAGCCTGTTGATAATCTCCCTGAATGCGCTCAATGCTGTAGCTGGCAGGCTGTGCAACAATGTTGTCAGTGTCGGTGCTGTCCAACACAACTTTGACTCTGCCCAGTGTGGTGCTCAACACTGTCATGGTTTTTTCCAATAGTTGACGGTCGCCTGCTTGATTCAGCAGGCGAAATTTGAATGTGCTGCCCAAAATGTTCACGGGTTTTTGATCTTGATTCAAAAACTCAAACAGTAGAACATTGTCAACACCCTTGTTGATGGTTAGATATTTTGCGTACACTGGGTCGTACCTCGCTGTGAAATATTCTCCACCGGTGTCAATCAATAACACTTTGGTAATCTGTTGATATAAGTAAACGGGTGTCGAATACATAGAATCCTCGACACGTATTTATGGGCAACACTTTGTTTGAAAAACTGACTGAAAAATACCCTTTTATTACTCTATGCGTTTACGCCAATCAAGAGTACGTGGGCATAGTACAAAACAGGGACGACATCGTCACCACCATATACGACTTTGGCAGTGTACAAGACCAAAATGCCAAACTAGAATTTCTAGAACTAGCCAGTGTTTGGTGGTGGGAAAGCAATAGAAGCATTCCTATCAACATTTTCCTGCGCCAAGACTGGCGAAAATTTAGGCACACGTTGCGCACTTTTGTCAACAAAGATCTTGAAATTATTCACGGTCCTGCCTGTAGTCTGCTGGATATTACCCGCAAAAAATCCAAACGCAAGAGCATCACTCTGGTACGACGTCTTGATTGAGCAGATTCATATGTAACGCCACCAGCATGCTGTAGCTCACAGCATGTGATTTTTTGAACACAAATCCCCTGCTGCTGTCCCCATCCCATACCGAAGCAAACACCTGTGACCAAGGTTGCCGCTGTAGGTGCGCCTTGCCTGGCCTAATTATACTGATAAATGCAGCCATGCGTTCAATACTGTCAGGGCGCATCACTGCCAGCAGATCTGTGTAATTGCCCACATGCACCAACTGCTTGGTCCATTCTGAATCTTGCCACAGTCTTGACCAGGGAGGTTCTTGACTCAACATGTCATCAAGATGTTGTTGGTCACGCACCAATTGATACACTCCCATGTTGAGAAAGTCTATCTTGAAATAACCACGCTGTTCGGCCTGTTCGTAGTCTATGGCAGCACAGCCGTTGACTGGATCTTGCGGAATGTCTGTGACATACACACCGCTGTTGTGGCGGCGTGTTTGCCCCTGCACTGTATGCCGTGCTGGCGTGTGTCGAATCAAGCTTAGTATTTGATCACGGTTGGCCAAGTCAATGTCAATGTCTGCGCTCATGTCTTGATCAGGGCCTCAACCATTCGTACTTTTTGTTCTAGTTCACGAAACTGATTCAACAGATCAGCAAATGCTGGATTGTTTTCTGCCAGAGTCTGTCGTTCTTGTTCTTCTCGCATTTTTTTCTTGGCCCAGTCCAGTGCCTGTTTGGAATCTGGGGCAAGATCCACAGTGGCAGCGTTGGATGGGAGTCGCATCCATGCATTGCCATCAAAAACTTCTGTACATTGATGGCTGGCATTGTAGCGAACAGCACCGGCCACTCGCGCATGTGCATACTCCTGCCAGTTTGACACATACACAGTGGTAACGTAACCACCTGTGATGTTTATGTGTTCACTGCCGGTTAAAATAGTTGTAATCATCGGTGTCGCTCTCTATTACCATCCAGCCTGAGTCAACATTTCCTTGACCCAGATTTGATCGGCTGGATAACTTGAAAATCTCTTTTGCCAAACATCACTGTCAAGATAGGGCCATATCAAACTCAGTTCCTGTGCTGAAAGAGTGGCCAAAAACTGCTGCCCACTTTCGCAGTTGTATATTACCCAGGGGCTGATTCGTCCCGTGGTTATAGCATAACATATTGCATTGACGTTGCCAAATCTCAAACAGTCATGAGCCGCAGCCTCATTGCGTTCGGCCCACTCAATGCTGTATTCAATGGCCCGTGTCAGTGCCACACCGGGATTTTCTTGTGGAAGATAATGCGTCAAGAACTCTGTGTACAGTTGATCACTGCACCAACG